ATATGGTTATTAATGAAATGGAACAATGAACAATTATAAAAGATATACATTACAAGATACTTTAGATAGTGAGAAAAGAGCACTATTTAATGTACTATCAACTTTCGCTGGTGGTGGCGGCTCATCAACAGGTTATAGATTGGCTGGTGCTAAGATATTGGCGATCAATGAATTTGTACCTGAAGCACAAAACACTTATAGAGAAAATTATCCAGATACATTAATAATACCAGGTGATATTAAAAAGTTATCAGGTAAAGATTTTTTAGAAAAGGTTAATTTGAAACCAGGTGAACTTGACTTATTAGATGGTTCTCCTCCGTGTTCAGCGTTTAGTATGGCGGGTTCTGTATCGCATGGTAAAGGTAATACACACGCAGATGCCTTTGGTAAAAAGAAAAAGTATAGTGACATTGAAGGTGTAGAAAATGTTGAAGATTTATTTTTTGAATTTTTAAGAGTGGCAGAAGAAATCAAACCAAAAGTAATTATTGGCGAGAATGTCGAAGGTTTAACAATGGGTGAAGCCAAAGAGTATTTTCATAAGATACAAAATAGATTTGAAGATATAGGTTATCTAGTTGTTGCTAATGTATTAAATTCAAGTTATTATGGTGTACCACAAGCTCGTAAAAGAACTTTCTTCATTGCTGTTAGAGAAGATGTTGCTGAAAAAGTTGGCATTAATTTTATGACAATGTATCAATTATATCCAGAAAAGAATAACGAACAAACATTACTTGGTGAAGCAATAAATGATGTTGTAAACGAAGACCAAGAAGAAATAAATTTATTATTAGAAAAATTAAGTATAGAAACTGCTGTAGGTAAAACTTTGGCAAAGATGCCAAGGGATCCAGACAAAGTATTGACAGGTATGGATTACCACGATAAAGGTCATCACTTTAATTTAAAAAGATGTAGTTTAAGAAAACCAAGTCCAACAATTACAGCGATGGGTAATTTTCCAGGTGTTGCTGGCACTTGTCACCCATTAGAAGATAGAAAGTTTACTATAAAAGAGTTAAAAAGAATTATGTCACTACCTGAAGATTTTAAATTAACAGGCAAACATCAACAGCAGTCAGAAAGAATTGGTCGTATGGTACCACCTCTTATGATGAAAGCACTTGCCGAAAGTGTATATAACAAAGTATTGAAACCATATAAGGAGTTAGATAATGACTAAATTTACATTTGCCACATCAGAAGAAGGCTTCGATAATCATATTGATAAGTCTGTTAGAGGGTATAGTCACTTATGGGGTGATATACTTTCACTATCAAAATATTTTGTAGAAGATTATACCCAAGTTGTTGACATTGGCTGTTCAACAGGTAAACTATTAAAAGGTATGATGGAACAAAACAACGATCATATACCACACGCACAATACACAGGTATTGAAATAGAAGATGACTTCTATGGCGATTATAATATGGACGAAGAAAAATATCAAAATTTAAGTTACTACAGAGGCGATGTAAGAGATTTTAATTTTCAAAACTGTTCTTTAGTTACTTCTATATTTACTTTACAGTTTATGTCACCAAAAGATAGACAAGATGTAATTAATAAAGTTGCCGATGGTTTAAATACTGGTGGCGCATTTATCTTTAGTGAAAAAACTTTTAGTTGTAATCCTAAAATACAAGATATGATGACCTTTACTTTTTATGATTATAAAAGAAAAAATTTTACAGATAAAGAAATACTAGATAAAGAAGTACAATTAAGACATATGATGAAGTTAAATACTAAAACAGAAATCTATGAAATGTTTACAAACGCAGGGTTTGAAGTACATAATTTCTGGCAAAACTTTAACTTTATGGGCGCCATTGCTTTGAAGAAATAAATAATATGATGGCGATTACTAATCAATCATATAAAGAACTAAAAGATTATTGGGACTATCAAAGAAAGATAGAATACAATAAAGAGATTGTTCACTATTTGGCTGATAAGTTTGAGGGAAGAGTCTATAATGATTTTGGTATGATAAGTATAGATGAGATGAAAAACTTGCTATGGACAAGAGTTAAGTCAGAAGATTACGAAGAACCTAAAAAAGGTTATGTACCAAAAGACCCTAAACTAAGGTTTGAGTGGGAGGGTGAAGCACACTTACCAACACACTTACTTCCTTATGATAAAGATTTTAAAAACTAGACTTGACAAATAGCAATAAGTATGATATATTATAACACAATTAAGGAGATTGAATATGAGTAATTTTTTAAAAGATATAATTAAAGAAACTGGTAATGAATATGCTGGTTTAGTAAGTGATGGTGTTGATAGCGCTGATGTAACTAGTTTTATTGATACAGGTTCATATTCATTTAACGCATTATTATCTGGTAGTATCTATGGTGGTATGCCAGGAAACAAAATCACAGCAATCGCTGGTGAAGCCGCAACAGGTAAAACATTTTTCGCATTAGGTATTTGTAAAGCATTTTTAGATAAGGATCCTGACGCAGGGGTAATTTATTTCGAATCAGAAAGTGCGATCTCAAAAGATATGATTGAGAGTAGAGGAATTGATAGTAAGAGAATGGTCATTGTTCCAGTTGCGACAGTACAAGAATTTAGAAATCAATCTATAAAAATTTTAGACAAGTATAATGAACAACCAGAGTCAGGTAGAAAACCTTTGATGTTTGTATTAGATAGTTTAGGTATGTTATCAACTACAAAAGAAATGGAAGATACAGCATCAGGTAAAGAAACTAGAGATATGACTCGTTCACAAATTGTCAAATCAACATTTAGAGTATTAACATTGAAACTAGGTAAAGCAAATGTACCTATGATAATGACTAACCACACTTATGATGTCATTGGTTCAATGTTCCCTCAAAAAGAAATGGGTGGCGGAAGTGGTTTAAAATACGCTGCATCATCAATCATCTATCTTGGTAAGAGAAAAGAAAAAGACGGTACCGAGGTCGTTGGTAATATCATACATTGTAAAAATTACAAATCAAGGTTAACAAAAGAAAACGCACAAATAGATGTCAAATTAACTTACAAAAAAGGTTTAGACAAATACTATGGTCTTATTGGTCTCGCTGAAGAAGGCGGTATCTTTAAGAAAGTATCCACAAGATACGAAATGCCAGATGGTTCTAAAGTTTTTGGTAAGAATATAAATGACGATCCTGAAAAGTTTTTTACAAAAGAGGTATTAGATAAGATAGATGAAATCGCAAAACGAAAATTCAGCTACGGATCAGAAGAAGAAACAGAAGAATAAAAGATACGCCTTTGCTCAAAGAGAAGGCGATGACTTTAGTTGCGTAAGATTACTCGAAGGTCAATATGACGGAGTAATTTACAAATATGATAAAGTTGCTTTTGAACCCAAGCCATTAGACACTGGTGATATACCATTAAGGTTTACATATGATATAATGATAAACCCTAAAAAGGTAGATGTCGAATCTACAGATTTCAAAAACTATATTGGTGATATTTTAATAGAGATTGTTGAAGAACAATTAAAACAAGGTAAAGCAGAATTTAATGGTTAACTTTATTAAAACATACGATAATGTATTGACAAAAGAAAATTGTCAACACTTAATTGATAAGTTTGAAGATAGTAGAACGCATTGGCAAAAAACTGAATTGAAAAACCATAGATCATTTACAGAAATCAATATTAATTTACACGAAGATTGGCAAGAGTATGTAAATATATTATATAAAGCATTTAATACATTTATTGAAAAGTATGCTAAAGAATTTAAAATTACAAACAATTGGCCAGAAAGATATGGTTGGGAACAGATTAGATTTAAAAAGTATGAAGTCAATGATAAAGATGAATTTAAAGAACACGTAGATGTTATGGATTACGCTAGTGCGAAAAGATTTTTAGTTATGTTTTTATACTTAAATAATAACGAGGGAGGGTTGACTTCTTTCTCAGAATATGATATAAATGTTAAACCAGAACAAGGAAAGTTATTAATGTTTCCACCATTATGGACACATAAACATACGGCGCATAAACCAATTAAAGAACCAAAGTATATTATAGGAAGTTATTTACATTATGTCTGATCGAATTGAAAGTACAATATTAACAAATCTTTTTTATAATGAAAATTATACAAGAAAGACTTTACCTTTTATAAAACCACATTACTTCTCTCAAAAAGACGAAAGAGAATTATATGTTGAAGTAGAAAAATTTGTATTAAAGTATAAGAACTTACCTACTAAAGAAGCAATCTTAATTGAACTTAATAATCGAAAAGACTTAAACGAAGAAGAATACAAAGGTATAAAAGATTTAGTTAATAGTATTTCATATGAAGAAACAGATTTACAATGGTTATTAGATACAACAGAAAAGTTTTGTAAAGATAGAGCAGTTCACAATGCCGTACTTGATGGTATTAAGATATTAGATAATAAAGATAAAAAAAGAACACCTGAAGCGATACCTAGTATTCTTGCTGATGCGTTGGCAGTTTCATTTGATAATCATATTGGGCACGATTATATTGAAGATGCGAAAGCAAGATTTGATTGGTACCATACAAAAGAAAAACGTTATCCATTTGATTTATCTTTCTTTAATAGAATTACAAAAGGTGGTGTTCCAAGTAAGACTTTAAATATCGCACTGGCTGGTACTGGTGTTGGTAAGTCTTTGTTTATGTGTCATTGTGCTTCAAGTTTCTTAACACAAGGTCAAAATGTTTTATACATTACACTTGAAATGGCTGAAGAACGTATCGCTGAAAGAATAGACGCAAACTTATTTGATGTAACGATTGATGATTTACACGCTATGCCAAAAGAGTTATACGATAATAAATTAAATAAATTAGAAGGTAAGACAAAAGGTAAACTAATTATAAAAGAATATCCTACTGCGTCAGCACATAGTGGTCACTTTAGAAGTTTACTTAATGAACTTGCTCTAAAGAAATCATTTAGACCACAAGTTATCTTTATTGACTATCTAAACATATGTTCATCAAGTAGATTTAAAGGTGGTAATATATCATCATACTTTTATATTAAAGCAATTGCTGAAGAATTAAGAGGTCTCGCTGTTGAGTTTGATGTGCCGATCTTTAGTGCAACACAAACAACTAGAACTGGTTATGTAAGTACAGATATTGGTTTAGAAGATACATCAGAATCGTTTGGTTTACCAGCGACTGCTGACTTTATGTTTGCATTAATGTCAAATGAAGAACTTGAATCACTAGGTCAAATGAAAGTCAAACAATTAAAAAATAGATATAATGACCCTGCGATGAACAGATCATTTATTCTAGGTATTGATAGAAGTAAAATGAGATTGTATGATGTAGAAAACACAGCACAGAATATAGTTGATAGTAACCAAACAAAGGTAAAAGAAAATTATCCATCTCCTGAACAAAGTTATGATAAGTTTTCTGATTTTAAATTATAATGGTAAAGAAAAAAACACAAAAAGTTAGGTTTCACAAAGGCGATCAAAGACCTGGTAATCAAACAGTAAAAAATTTACATTACCGTAAACGAATGATAAAGAAAAATGGTGATATAATTTGGCAAGTTTTAGAGTATCCAAAAAAGAATGTAGTGGCAGAATATTTCTTTGAAGAAGACGCTCACAAACTAGTTAAATTTCAAAACAAACATAAAGTATGGCATATAGAGGGTGGTATACCCAAATTTCTTTATAAATCAATCTAAAATAGTCCTTGACAAACTCTCATAAATAGTATATAATATAAATATTATCAATTGATTTATATGGGTAAAGTGTATTCGTTTATGGAATTAATGAGAGAAAGATGTTTAGTTTTAAAGGATTTATTACAAAAGACAGAAATGTACATTTAGAACACCTTGAAGACGATATAATAAATCGTGGTTCAAAAGGTGGCGAGAATGCTATCAATTTCTTAAAGTCAGTAAGAGATATGCTCGCTGGTTCTTCACGAGCAAAAGTCAATATGACTGTAAAATGGGATGGCGCACCTGCGATCATCTGTGGTATCAAT